TTACAGTTACAAACGATTTTAGAAGAATTGCTTTACTAAGAGATCCTTTTTCAGGTGGTGTTGCTGCTAGTGCTTCAACATTAAGAGCAACGAAAGCAATAAGATTTGCTGCTTCTCCAGCTCCAGGTACTTTTACAGTTGATGAAGAAATTAATCAAGCAACAACTGGTGCCGTAGGTAAAGTTGTAGAATATGATGCTACAAATAGAATATTGCATTATGTTCAAACAAGATTTAATGATGAAGGAATTGACAGTAACGGAAATTTAACAGCATTCAGTGGTGCTAATGTAGTCACAGGCCAAACGTCAACAGCTACAGGCACACCAAGTTCAACAGGAAGTGAAACTGCCGACAACATTACATTTACAAGTGGTTATGCCGCTTCTGAAATTGATGCTGACAAAGGTGATGTTATCTATATTGAAAATCGTTCACCAATAACAAGAGCTTCGGATCAAACTGAAAACGTTAAATTAATTATTGAGTTTTAGGAAAGATAAATGCCAAGTCCAACAGACTTTAACCTTTCGCCATACTTTGATGACTATACTGAGTCGAAGAATTTTCATAGAGTTCTTTTTAGACCGTCCTTTGCTGTACAGGCAAGAGAATTAACACAATCTCAAACAATATTACAAAATCAAATAGAAAGAATGGGAGACCATTTTTTCAAACAAGGCGCTATGGTTATTCCTGGCCAAGTTGGTTTAGATAAAAAATATTATGCTGTTAAATTAACATCAAAAACCTATGCTACTATAGCTGAATATGTTGGTAAGGAATTAACAGGAGTTACTTCTGGTGTTATAGCAATATGTGTAAATGCTGTTGAAACAGATGGAACAGATCCAGATACTTTATATGTTAAATATAATAAAACTGGAACAAATAATTCTTCTGCCGTTTTTTCAGATGGAGAAACATTACAAGCGAGAGCCGTAGGTAATGCTACAATTCTTGCAACGGCCGTTGTAAACACAACTGCTGTTGGTTCAGCTGCTTCTGTTAAATCTGGAGTTTATTATATAAATGGTTATTTTATTCAAGTAGATGATACTACTTTAATATTAGACAAATATACTAATGAACCTTCTTACAGAATTGGACTTCAAATTACGGAATCTTTTATTACACCAAATGACGATGCCTCTTTAAATGACAATGCTCAAGGTTCTTCAAATGTAAACGCACCAGGTGCTCATAGATTTAAAATTTTATTAACTCTTGCTAAAAAAACATTAGCTTCTACAAGCGATTCTAATTTTTATGAAATTTTAAGAGTAGAAGGTGGTATAATTAAATCACAAGTTAGAAATACAGAATACAGTATTTTAGAAGAAACTCTTGCTAGAAGAACGTTTGATGAATCTGGAGATTACACATTAACTAATCCTGATTTTGACGTAAGAGAACATTTAATAAACGGAACTAATAGAGGTATATACACTTCAGGTAATGGAGGATTAGAAACAAAATTAGCTGTTGGAGTTGCACCTTTCAAAGCTTATGTAAATGGATATGAAGCTGAAATTTTAACAACAACATTTTTAGATGTTGATAAAGCTAGAGATTTTAATACTCAAAATAATAACAAAACAAGATTTAATATAAAAAACTTTGTAAATGTTGATAATATTTTTGGAACGCCTGATATTGGTTTTGTTTCAGGAGATGTAGAAGCTTTTAAATCAGTTAATTTATATAATTTAGCAACAGCAACAAGAGGAACAGAAAGATCAACTGTAGGCACAACTGTACCTAAAATTGGTAGAGCAAAATCTCGTGGATTTGAAAAAATTTCAGGCACTGAAAGTTTAGATATTTTTAGTACCTCTACTATAGCTAGACATTATCTATTTGATATGGAAATGTTTGAACATTTAAGTTTAACAACATCAGCTACTTTTACAGTAGGTGAAATAATTTCAGGCGCTACATCAGGAGCTACAGGCGTGGTAATGGCCGACACTGTTGCTCGTTCAATAGCAGTTTCATCTCTTAGCGTAGCGAGTCCTACTGTAGTAACTTTAAATAGTCACGGATTTACCGACGGCCAACAAATAACATTATCTGGTGGTTCTTTTCAAGTAAACTCAACCGCTTATACGCCAGGAGTTTATGTTGTTAGAAATGCCTCAACAAACACTTTTGATTTATATGAATCAGATGGAACAACTGCGGTAAACGTAACTTCATTTTCTTCTGCTCCTACAGCAGAACATAGTGTTGTTGTTGTTTCAAATGTAAATGGTTCATTTAGTGCTGGCGAAATTATTTCTGGCTCAGTTTCAAGTGCTTCAGGCACAATACAATCTGATACTTTAGGTTATAAAGGTGTAAGAATATTTGATTTTAATGACACTAAACAAATTGGTATGGCAGGTTCTCCAACCTATACGTCAGACACAGTTTTAAGTTCTACAAATGGTGAAAATATAATATTAGTTGGAAATGCAGCTATAGCAAATAGTAGTGCAACTTTATTAGGAAAAGGAACATCTTTTACTTCGGATTTAAAAATAGGAGACTCAATTACATTTACAAATGATGTAGGTGGCACTATAACAAAAAATGTTAAATTTATTGTATCAAATAATGAATTAGTTTTAACATCAGCAGTTGGTGGTTCTGATGTTACATCAGGCGCTATTATTACAAGAAGAAGATCAAAATTACAAAATCCTGAAAATAATACTTCTATTTTCAAACTACCAAATAAAACAATTAAAACATTAAAGACAACTTCAAATTCTGGTTTAACAGATACAAACTTTAATATAAGACGACATTTTACAGCAACACTATCTTCAAATGGAGATGCTACTATTACGGCCGGTACAAATGAAATATTTTCAGCACAAGCTGATGATGATTTTACTGTTTCAATAATGACAGCAGGCGGTGGTTCAAGTACAGGTATTGTCGGTGATCTTTTAAACACATCAGGTAATAACCACGAAGGAGATCCTATTTTTGTATTAGGCGGTTCACCTGTAGGCAAAACTTTAACATTAGATTTTGGTGCAAATTTTCAAGGACACAAAGTAAAAATACTAGCACAAATATCTCGTTCAGTTGCTGGTTCAAAAACAAAAACATTAAACACAGCATCAACAGTTGCTATATCTTCTCAAAATATAATAGAGTCAGGTACAATTGGTTTAGCAAAAGCAGATGTATATAAAATTAATTCTGTTTTCATGTCACCTGATTTTAGCACACCAGCTACAACAAGTCATACAGATATTACAACAAGATTTACTTTAGACACAGGCCAAAGAGATAATTTATATGATATTGGAAGATTAAAATTAATACCTGGACAATTAAAACCAACAGGTAGATTATTAATTAATTTTGATTATTTTTCTCATGGTTCAGGAGATTACTTTGACATTGATTCATATTCAGGAATTGTTGATTATGATGATGTACCTACTTACACTTCTGATACAACAGGTATTAGATTTGATTTAAGAGATTGTTTAGATTTAAGACCTCGTGTAGATGACGCTTCAACAATACCTGGTTCTACTTCAGGCTCTGATTTTGAAAAAAGTTTTGATGGAACAGGTGCTTCTACAGTTGATGTTGTACAATTTAATTCTGATGTTACAACTGATTTTGAATTTTATTTAAATAGAATAGATAAAATTTTTATAACAAGAGATGGACAATTAAAAGTCTTAAAAGGAGCTTCTGCTTTGAGTCCTCTAACACCTGGTAATTTAGATGGTAATTTACATTTAGCTACTTTAATAATTCCTAGCTATACTTTAAGCACAGATGACGTAATTGTAGAAAAACAAGATAATAAAAGATATACAATGAGAGATATTGGTCGTTTAGAAAAACGTATTCAAAATGTTGAATATTATACACAATTATCTTTATTAGAAGCAAATGCTCAATCATTACAAATACAAGATGCAGATGGATTTGATAGATTTAAAAATGGTTTTATTGTAGATAATTTTACAGGCCACAACATTGGTGATGTTGGTAATAACGATTATAAATTGGCAATAGATAGAGGCCGTGGTGAAGCAAGAACAATGTTCAATGAAGATATAGTTGAATTAGAAGAAGTAGATGATGACGGTACAGCAATTGTTGCTGCAGATAGAACATCAGCAGGTTACCAAAAAACAGGCGATCTTATAACTTTACCTTATACAGAAATAAATCTCATACAACAACCTTTTGCCACAACTACAGTAAATTTAAATCCATTCTTTATATTTAATTGGATAGGTAATATAGAATTAGATCCATCTTTAGACGAATGGAAAGAAACAGATAGAGCTCCTTCATTAACTGTTAATATAGGTGGAGCTTTTGATAATTTAGCAGCTCAATTAGGGTTAAGAAATCCAAACATATCAGAAATACCTTTTGGCACAGAATGGAATGAATGGCAAGATCAATGGTCTGGTAATCCTAGAACAGATCAAGTAAACACAGGCGCACAAATTATAACAACTACAACAGTTGATGTTGTGCAAACAAGACGTGGTATCAGAACAGATTTGGTTCCTCAAACAGTAACACAAAGCTTAGGAGATAGAGTTGTTTCAATTAATTTTGCTCCTTTTATTAGAGGTAGAGATATATCTTTTACTGGAAGAGGATTAAGACCAAACACACAAGTTTATCCTTATTTTGATAATATAGATGTATCTACTTATGTTACTCCTACTGGCGGTTCTTTAGGTGGTAATTTGGTTACTGATTCAAATGGATTAGTGTCAGGAATATTTTCAATACCTGATTCAAAAATTGACGCAAATCCTAGATGGAGAACAGGCACAAGAGTTTTTAGATTAACCAACTCATCTACAAATGCTAATTTATCAGCTAATCCAAATGCAACTTCTGCCGAGGCTGATTATAGTGCTAAAGGTTTACAAGAAACATTAAGAGATGTAATTGTTTCTACAAGAGAGGCAAGAGTACAAAGAACAACATTATCTCAAAATAGAAATATTGATAGAGTAGCAAACAGAACCGTACAAGATTTACCACCACCTGATACTGGCGGTGGCGGTAATGGAGGAGGAGGTGGTAATGGTGGCGATCCTCTTGCTCAATCTTTTATAATAGATGATATAGGTGGAGTTTTTATAACAAGTTTAGATGTATTTTTTGCAACAAAATCAACTACTATTCCAGTAAGAGCTGAAATAAGAAATATGGTTAACGGTTATCCTGGAACTATTATATTACCATTTGCTCAAAAATATTTAAATCCAGGCTCAGTTAACACGAGCACTGACGCTTCTACATCAACTACTTTTACTTTTGATAGTCCTGTTTATTTACAAGAAGGCGTAGAACATTGTATCGTATTATACTCCGATTCAAACGATTATACAGTTTACACTGCCAGATTAGGTGATACTGTAATAGGTTCTGATAGAACAGTGTCGAAACAACCTGCAACAGGAGTATTATTTAAATCAGCTAATAATCGTACATGGTCACCAGAACAAATGGAAGATTTAAAATTTAATTTGAAAAAGGCAGTATTTACATTAAATACAAGTGCTACAGTTACATTAGCAAATGAAACATTACCAAGTAAAACACTTGGCACGAATCCAATTAGAACATTCAACGGAACTGGATTAATTAGAGTGTTCCATAAAAATCATGGAATGCACTCAACAACTGATAACGTAACAATTTCTGGTGTTGTTGCAGGCACATATAACGGTATTTCATCAGCACAAATTAATGGAACTTATACTTCAATATCTAATATTACTTTAGATAGTTATGATTTAACTACAGCAGGCACGGCTACAGCTTCTGGTAATGTTGGAGGAACAACAGTGGCTGCCACACAAAATAGATTGTTTGATGTTATGCAATTACAAATGGGAGTTTTAACATTACCATTTACCACATTAACAACTTCTCTAAGAACAACAACTGGTAAATCCGTAAATGGTTCAGAAACACCTTTTAGCTTACAATCTGTTTCTAACGCTCAATCGGTAGTATTAAATGATAATATATTTTTTACAGAACCTAAATTAGTTGCAAGCGACATAAATCAAACAAACGAAATGTCAGGATCAAAATCATTGTTTGTAAATATTACAATTTCAACTTCAAATAAAAATGTATCACCAATAATTGATTTAAAAAGAATAAACGCTTTTGCTATTTCAAACAGATTAAACAATCCTACAATATCATCAACGAATACATTTACTGGAGATGGTTCAACAACGGCATTTACTTTATCTGGAACACCAACAAGTGTTCATTTATTGTCTGTAAAAAAGAATGGATTAAGATTACAACCAGTAGATGACTTTACAGTGGCTGGAACAACATTAACATTTACTTCTACTCCTGTTTCAGGTTCAAAAATTGTAGCAAAAATTACAAATACAGTAAACTATGAAGATGATACAGCAATAGAAGGCGGATCATCAGCAGGTGTTTATATTACTAAAAAAGTTTCATTAGCAAATGTATCTACAGCTTTAGATATAAGGGTGGCTGCTAGCGTAAGAACAGGATCTTCTATTAAAGCATTTTTTAGAGTAACAGGTGGAGAAGAAACAAGAAGAATTGAAGATTTAGAATTTATACCATTTAATGTTGACGGCTCTAGCGACACGACAGTGGATCCATCAGTTGGTGATATTGTATTAGATAACGATTTTAGAGATTATAAATTTAGTCAAAGTTCAATACCTGACTTTAATGCATTTCAAATTAAAATTGTGTTTAGAGGAACTAACTCAGCTCTGCCGGCAAGAATAAAAGATTTTAGAGCATTAGCGTTGGCGATATAATATGAAAATTAAAGTAGAAGGCCATGATTCATTAGCAAGAGATATAACATCAAATGCTATTGTTAATACTTCTAAAAATGAATATCAAATTTATATGAATCGTATAAGAAGTAGAGAACAACAAAGTGATGAAATAAGAAATACTATAAAAGAAATTAATTTATTAAAACAAGAATTGTTTGAAATTAAAAATTTATTAAAAGAGGTAATTAAAAAATAACAAATGGCAGCAAGAACAGTAGTCACTACAGATACACTCGAAACGTTTAGAACAACGTTTAATAGTTTATCGTCAACTGATATAGGCGATCCGGCTACATTAACAACTACTGCAACAAGTGTTGTAGGGGCCATTAATGAGTTAGATTCTGCTATATTAGCAGCTGGTACTTTTACATTT